TTACATCACTCTCCTTTCTTTACGTTATTAAATATATTATTCACAAGACAATATATGTCTGTGTGATAAATAACAGCTTCTCCGTGAGTTGAATGTGTGCTATCTGGAGCACTATAAACTCTATCTATTGCGTCTATGATGTATTTATTCTGTAAAAGCATACCAGCTAAGTTTTCATCAAAGTCTTTACCTAGTTTATGACTTATTCTATCAAATGAGTCTGTAATATACAGAAATAATATTTCCTTATGATTACTGTACTCTGCTATGCCTTCTTCATCTTCAATATATCTTTCTCTTGTAGATATACGAATTTCATATCCGTTATCAATTTTCTTTCTCTCTATTAAAGCTTCCTTATCCATTATACTTCCCCCTTAGCTCTTTCCAGTGTATTTCTCAAAGCTCTTGTATAACTAGCTACAAGTATTCTAGGAACATAACAAGCTATCCAGTCATCAGATAAATCAATCATAGCTTGTATCTCTCTTATAGAGTGTGTAGAATACTGTGTATCAAAGTAGAATACGTTCATAAGCTTCGCCACGAAGTCAACATCAAAACCATCTTTTGCCTTGTCAGTAAATTCGCAATTAAATCTAGTAATTGCATTTACTGACCTGTCATATGCTAAGTCTTTATTACTTGAGAATACTTCAAGTAAATAATCCTTTTGATACTTAGATAGCAGTGGCATAGATGACTTGCAGATAGGTTTATTATCATCACAAACATAATCTGCTATCATAGACACAACAGCATAAAGCTCAAGCTTTGATTGTCCATACTTCTTATTTACTTTCTCATTATGGACTTCTAACTTACAGCATTCTTCAAGTTCATTCAGATGCTTATTATAAAGCTCTATGACGTCTTTTAACTGTTCCTTGCTAATTAGGTTAATGTAGTTAGACGATTGTGCTGCATAGCCTGTAGCATAGCCTACAACGGCTCTACGGGCTTCTCTAGCGAAGACATCATTTTCAAAGTAATCATACCACAATTTCTTTAGAAGAATCATATCTTCATCAGTGGCTGGAATACTACCTCTTTTAAAAGGGTATAAACTAATTAGTCTTTCCTGTATTCTTTTAGTTATCATTTGTATCATCTCCCATGTATACTTCTAAACAATTTCCGCAGATAGTTACAAGACCTGCAAGAAGATACGAATAATAAAGCATGTAATCTTCTTCTGATTTATTATGTGCATCTTTATAATCATTTACAAGTTCATCATATTCAGAAAGAGTTATAACTTCATCTTTCTTAAATCTTCCCTTTATCAGAGCTTCAGCAAATGACTGTCTTAGAGATGGCTTAACCATAATAGTTGTGAAAAGTATACTCCAATCATTGTATACTTCATTTACAAACTTTTCTCCATTTAATTCAAAGTATTCATCAGGCAATAACTCTGGGTTATTGTGATAAAAACTTAGAAACCTTCTTCCCTTATTAATTACATCTAATCTTACTTGTACCATAATAGTACCTCCTTTGATATAAATTATGACATCGAAATATATCTTGTCATCTATGTTAATAATATATATTAGAAAAAAGCAATTAGGATAGTAGAAAAAAAAAAATAAAAGTGGAGCCGAAACCCCACTAATATTTTTTATTCTTCATCATAACACTCATCTTCATATTCATCTTCATCTTCTTCAGTAGGTTTAAATCTACTATAGAAACAATTAGGGAAATAATAATCATATCCCCTTTTGATTTCATGCAGTAGTTTCCTACTATCTTTGATGGAGAAATAGTGCTCATTTCCTACATCGAACACTTGACCGTTCGACATTATGATAAGCTCATCAGTATCATTTTCCCCATAATGATAAGTGCTGTATCCTTGAGGCATATAGTAAAGATGCCAAAGTCCATCGGACGTTTCCACCCAATAGAACTTACTTTCAGCCTGATGAATATTATACAGTTCTCTAAGAATCTTGTATACTTTCTTAGGGTTGTGTTCAAAGAAAGTTTTGCTACCATCAAGTGTAAAACCGTTGTATAGAACAGTTCCGTATTCACCGATTATAGTGTGAGGTTTTAAAATTGTTATATGCTTAATTCTCCACTTTTTACACAATTCTAAAACTTTCTTCTGAGCATCAGTATAACCGTTATCCCAAGCAATATAGTATGTATTATTACGGATTCTATCAGTAATTAAAAATTCTGACTCCATATCATAATCCATACTTATTATTTGTGCAGCCTTTTTGATTTCTTTTAAATTTTTCATAGTTGTACCTCCCAGTACCTTTTCTAAATTTTGACAGCGAGTTCTCAACCATTTTGAGTTTACTCTTGTCTTCTATGTTTATTATATATAATTGAAAAAAAAAACGAGGTAGGAGAAACTCCCACCCCAATATTTACATTAATTAATCATATCAACCACAGCATTATTAGCATTTACACTCTCTATTCTTGTATTTACCCAAGCTATAAAGTATTCTTCCATATCATCAATATAGTTTCTATAGGTCTCTGTAGCTCCTCTATTACCAGCTAGTAGGTATTTTATATAGTAATCTATAGCAGGTCCTACGGTTCCTACAACTTCAGAACTTACAAGCAAACTATCATCTTCATGATGGTATAATTTGATAGAATGCTTATTTGTTATTCTATCATAAGTTACCTCTAAAACAATAAGTCCATGTGAGAATGCTATTACTCCAGTTTCATTTAAAAATACATTAAATTTAAACTCTTTATCAGTTTCTTCATATAGCTCACATTTTGCAGTATATTTAACATTATCTTTCATATTAACTCTCCTTTAAAAATATTTTATATCAGTATGTCTAAGTTGTAATATAGAAAGCATAGTAGCTTCTAAATCATAAATAGCATCATCGTCCATAGGTACTTCATCTAATATCTCCTCTAAATAAATCTCATCATCTCTACTCCATTCATCTTTATCTGCAAGAATTGCTCTTAAACAAAACTTAGCAAGTTCTACACTATCAAATCTTTTGCACCAATCATCATACAGTTTACTTTTAAGCTCACGCATTTTAGTAGCCATTTCAGTCTTTTCTTCATTTGAAAGATTGTATTCATTTCTATAATAATATACAACTTCTTTACTATATTCTATCATTTCTTCTAAACTTAATTTCATATTATCCTCCTTTATAAAGATACCCAACCTAAATTAGATAGTAACCTTGTTTGCAATTCATACATAAAATCCTTACGCTGTCTTGCTCTATCATTCCATATAAATTTTTCTATAGATACACTGTCATCTCCACCTTGCTCAAAATACACATCATAAATGTGATTTAGTGTAAACAGTGCAAGAGTCTTATTACCATTAAATCTCTCATACCAATCATCAAGAAGCTTTCTTTTAATAGTGTGTATTTCATCTAAAAGCTCATCTTGCGTGTCATAATCATATCGACAGGCTTCTTCGTAAGACTTATCTATGTCTATTATATCAATAGCATATTTTATAAGCTCATTTACTGTAAGCATACTATCACCCTCCTTTATTATACTGCTTCTAAAAATAAGAGAAAATAAGATGTACTGCCCGAAGGCAGTACAAGATATTATTAGTCATCCATTGTAGCATTATCTGATTCGATAACAGTTGCTTCAGGTTCAATTCTGTTTTCATTCATATCTCCTAAAGTAACTTCCCCGTCTGATTTTTCTTCAGATTCAGGCATTATTTCAGTAGCTCCTACTTGAACTTGTCCGTCTTGGATAACAGCGGTAGCTCCAGCTTCTAAGCTTTCAATTAAGCTTTCAGCATATCTTGAGCATTTTTCAGCGTATTGAACAGCAACTTCAACTTTTTCGATTTCTCCTGTGTCTTCAGTTACAGGTATTTCTACATTTATTGCAGGAGCTTCATCTCCTTCAACTGTAACATCTACGTCAGAATTACCATCAGCAGTTACAACAGCGTCTGCACCATCAGCTGCATCAGCTGCAACTTCAGCTTCACCATATAATTTTGGTTTATGGAACATATCGAATCCGATTGAGTGTTCTCCTATTTTTTCCCAAGCCATTTATGTTTACCTCCTAATTTATTTTTAATTTTTTACATCTAAAAATATGTTTATTTATACCATTTTATGCAGTTTACTTAAGATTTCTGTACTCTCTGTACTTCACATCTTCCATATCGGATTGGAGTTTTTTAACTGAGTCTTCCATGACAGATAGACGAACATCAGCACTCACACTTCTATGCTTTAACTCTTCTAACGTAACGTGCATATCGTGGATAGATTCATTGATATGATTAACCTCGATAGCTTGTTGATAGACAGTTATAGCGATAGATATAACACCGATTACCGAAGCCGATAAAAGAGTTGTAAGTATAGTACCGACATGGTCTGCTAAAGCCGAGAATGGCGACTTTCCATTTGACATTATAACTCCCTCCTGTCATTATTATTTATTATAGATGATCACTTGCTTCAGCATGTTTATATATTGAAGCATAACCAACTTGTTCACCATTAACTTGTAATGCTACACCCATATTATTAATTCCATTTAAGTCAGTTACACTATAAGCAGCTATAAATGTAATGATTCCTTTAGAATTTTTAGAGAAGAATGGTTTATCGTTTTGCATCATAAGTTCTACAGGGAATCTTAATCCGTCTGCAGAATATGGGTTACCTGCTAAAACTTTAATCTTATCTTCAGTTATATTTCCGTTTGTATCTTTTAAACCAGTTACTTGTACAAGTATAGCTACATCTTGGTCACCAGTTTCATATCCTATAGAATCTGTATTTTCAAATAACTTTTTACCAGCTCTGTAAGCTCCAGTAGGAACAAATTTAGCTCTGAAGTCAACTTGTGAAGGAGATTCAGCTTCAGGTTCAGGAGCAGCTGGTGCTGTTTCAGTTTCTGTAGCTGGTACAGTTGGTGTAGGTGGTACTACTTCAGACTCACTTATTCCACCTGTAATATGATTTTCTTCTTCATGAGTTTCATGAGCTTCTTCAGTATGAGAATTATCTTCAGGGTTTCCTTCATGAGTTCCTTCTTCCTCTTCTTCAGAATGAGGAGTTTCAGCAACTACTTCTTCATCAACATATCCAAGCTCTGTAAACTTTGCGAATAATTCATGAGTAAGAAGTACAGGCGGGTCAACATTGTGTATCATTATATCAAGTTTCCCACTTGCTTGTGCAGCAATTATTTTATCCATTCCAACCCATACAGGATTTACTATTGGAATAGGATAGTTAAGTCCATAACCAAACGTTTTAAGGTTACTGTGTTCTTTATTAGTTGCAGTTATTAGCAACTGATACATATTTGTATTATTCATATCTATTATTTACCTCCTAATTTATTATAATTGATATTCTGGTTCTTTTTCCTGATGTTCTATTATTGCTATAGTATCTTTATTATCTCTATAAAGTCCTATATCCAAGCAATGAACTATTTCAGGAATAGTTATAAAAGCCATTATAAAATCCATATTAAACCTCCATAGCGTCATCTAGTAAATATGATGGGTCACGTTGAGACCCTTCTATTGCATTTCTTAATAAGTATAATACTATAGGCATAAGCATATAATATTCCAAGGTATTTTCTATAACTATTTCGTTGCATATATCCAGTATCTCTTTTGGATTTTCTATTATATCTTGAATATGTGCAATAATAGAACTATTGGCGTCTAGCTTCTTTTCAAATGCTTTTTTGAAATTATCTATCTCTGATTTTCTAACATTTGACGGTTTGTTATTTGAGTTTTTAATAATATACTCAGCTGTCTTATCAGACGGTAGTCCAACACACATAACAACCGTATCAGGACGCTTATAGATGTTAAGAGCAGTCATATACCTATCGGCAGGAAACCACTTCATGAGAGTTAAATACTTTCCATCTTCATCGAAATACTCAGGTTTAAATCTCATAAATAAACCTAAAAAAGAAGTTAAATCATCATATATCAAATCAGCATACATAGAATCTTCAAAAGAAAAAGGTGTCATATCCTCATGAGTTAGTATCAGCTCCTGAGAATAAGTCTTTGTAAACTCATACATTATAGGACGAAGTCTTCTTTGAAATTCAACTACAAGTGGAGAATAATAAATCATATCTATTGGATGCTCAGGATTATCCTCACATACATGTGAATGCAGAAGTAAGTTATTTGTATCATCATAAAAGATTTCTAAATACTCTCTATTAAGTTTACCAAATACAGCAACTAATCTTTTTATATACGCTATAGTACCTATATCTAAAAGTGAAGCTTTATTGTCTCCAACATTAGTAAGTACAAAATCATACTCATTTACACATTGCTTATCAAGTTGTGTGAACTTTTCTGGTTCTTTACTTAAAGCGGCATAGTATGTATACCTAAGTCTATAGTGTGGGTCCTGTAGTACATTTGTAGGGTCAGCTACTGTAACCTTAAATAATAAAGTAGGTCCAGAAGGTATAGCTATTATAAGGAAGTCTCCAGTAAGCGGATTAAATGATGAAGGTATAAGCCCTTCATTATCAAGCTCTATGGTTATTCCTTTAATATCTGTCTTTCTAGTTTCCCTATTAAATTCTTTAAAGGCATATATTGGTACATTATTAATCTTACTATATCTAACAGGAGATTTTTCTGATATAAAATCATTTACTTGTCCCATACCCTTTGATACAGTAGAGTCAGCATTTGATATATTATAATATGTACAGAAAATAGGTTTTGATTCCATTCTTCTTATATTATTTTTGTAATAACCCCTATTCTGATTTGCTAGAAGTTTATTGGTTGTGTCTACGGTTTTATCGTATAAATTACCCAACTAAAGACACCTCCTTTATTTGTGAAATATCTATAAAGGTGTTCGTTACCCCCAAAAACACCCCTTTAGTTAAATAATTTAATAACATAAGGAGGAAATTAAATGGATAATATAATCTTATACGATGGTCTATATCAAGCTGAAGTTAATGAATTTGCATACGCTGAAGCTGAGCTTGTAGTAGCATCAAATTATATAGACAACTTATTCTTCGATTTAGTTCGTGGATTCAATGACGACGCTGTATTATACAGTGAATCAGATGATGACGGAGCTAAACAAGGATTCTTTAAAAGAATATGGGCTATGTTTAAAAAGTTCTGGAAAGCTATTATAGATTTCATTAAGAATGTATGTAGAAAAGTCTTAGAAATACTAGCAAAACCTTTCGGATTTAAAATGAATAAAGCTAATAACTCTGGTGGTGCGGGTTCTGGTGGAGGAAGTTCTACAAGAAGTGATGCTCCTAGTAGCAATAGTAATGTAGGAACTGGAGATTCAAGTTCTTGGAATTCTTTAAAAGAGCTAACTACTCTTATGAATACAACTATAGCTTACATTAAAACTCCGAAATCAATATCTAAAGATGATGTAAGTAAAGAAGGAATACTTGATAGTAACCTTATAAAAGACTCTTTAAATAGTAAAGTTAGTCTTGACACATATAAAAATAACAATATTAAAAATAATATGGATGCCCTAAAAACTCTAGCTAAGAAATTAAATTTATTTGATAATAAAGATGTATTAGATTCTTTAGATAATACAAGCTCTAATAAAGCTGGAGCGGATTTAGATAAGGTATTAAAAGACGCTAGAGCTCATAAAAATATGAACTTTAAATTTGAAATAGCTAAACCATCTGACGGACAGGACCAAGCTGAGCATATTAAAAGGCTTGTAGCGTATATGGACGCAGCTTACAGAATTGTAAAAAATGTGATGATATGTTCAGGTAATGTAGCTGCGGCTATGGAAGATATCGAAAAGAAGAAAAATGATGCAGAAGCCTTAGATATTTGTAAAGACTTATATAATAACATTATAAACAATGCTAAATCGAGTATGTTTCAGCAAATGCACGGTGACGTAATCGGGAAAATAAATGATGAAGATAAGTTATTTGGTATGAAGGTTAAAGATGCTGTAGCTTTGTCTCCTGTATATTATCTATATAGCTTTGGTAAAACAAATCTACACGGACTTATAAATGAGAAAGATTTCTTGGCAGATATTGATAGCATTCCTGCTGTCAAAAATTCTGGTGACTTTAAGGCTGAAGCTTATGACGCCAATATGAATTTATTGAAGGGTGAAATGCTTGAAAAGAATATAGCAAGTGTAGGACTTGTAACTATAGAAATTAAACCCGGATATAAAATAAATAATATGAGATTTTTAGGAGAAAGGGGTGGAGCAAGTGCTACTCCGACAGGTGTAATATCTGATAGAGGATTTAACGGTACTTTAAAATTTGAAGACATTGCTAAAAATGTACTAAGAGAAAATCTTAAAGATATGACTCAAATGAAAGAAGAATACGAACTTGATGATGCTAAGAAAAATACTTTAAAAGATTTAAAAGATGCTAAAAATGTTAGCTCAAATAGTGTAATTCAAGGTCTAGTTACTAACGCCTCAGCTATACTTAAATCTACTGTAAAGAATATGACAGAAATAACAAATCTTACTGTAAGAGTAGACAATGCTTGTGTATCAACACCATACATTTTCCAAAGTGTGCATATAGCAAATGCTATGCTTATATATTGGGATAAGCTTTGTTATGCTAAAGATTTCATCTTAAAAGAATTAGAAAACAATAAAGCTTTAAGAGATGATTTAGGTGACGGTGTTGAAAAAGAAAAGACTGAATTACTACAAGATTTTAAATCTTTAGGAAATGAGCTAAGTAATATCTTCAGACAAAAATATGGAGATTAATCGGAAGGTGATAATATGAATTTTATGGATTTATACTTAGACTCTCAAAAAGAGCAAGAAGTATACGAATCTGAAATCGATATGAACCATGAAGAATTTTATAGACAATACTGTGAGTGTAGTCTTGCTATATATGAAGCTAATAATCTAATAGACTTATACTATATAAAGGATAAGTATACTTTATATGCAGAATCTAGTACCTTCATAAAAGCCGTTATGGCTTTTATTGCTGGTGCGATTCTTCTTCTTATAAAAATAGTTATCGGACTTAAAGCTGCAATATTAGGAGCAGGTCTTCTATTTATAATGTGGGTTCTTAAGAAACTTAAAGGTTCTTTTAAGAAAGAAAACATAAATACATCTGGTGGTGGAGGTGGCGGTTCATCATCAGTTAAAACTACCATAACTATATCTTTAGATTCTCATATGGTAGAAGAAGCTGAAGATAAAATTCTTCGCGATAGAATATTCAAAGAAGCTTATAAACATAAAGACCAAAAAATTAGAGATTTCGTAGCTTCGGTAGATGGTTACAAAAAAGTAGAGAAATTAATAACTGAAGCGTGTACTAATATTGGTAAGAAAAAGAAGGTTCGTTGGGATGCTGGAAGTATCCATGTGCCTCCTACTGAATATATGGAGCTGATGTTTGAAGCTGTAAAATTTGGTTTAGATGAAAGTAATGTTGGAGCATTTTATGCACACGAAAAATACGGAGATTTCTTTGGTAAATGCTTAGAGAAATGTCTAACTAGCGGTGTATCATTTAGAGGTAACTCATATAAAGACCTTATAAGTAAACAGCCATTTTACAAAATCAAATATGATGATAACCTTAGAAAATCAGCATTTAGTAAATTAAATAATGTATCAATCGGTGCATTCTCTGGTGATGTTATACTAAATTGTGACAGCTTTATAGCTATGTCGCTCATAACACAACTAGCTATGATGCAATTTATAGACGGTAATAACGCAACCACAAATTACAACGATTTGTATAAGCGTGTGACTGAAAATTTATCAGACAGAGCAAAAGCAAATATTTCAGATATATCTAAAAGATACAAGTCTATGTTTATAGACAATGCTGAAACTAACAGTGATGAAAAACTTATGCAGGTTTTAGATAGTTGTGAGTATAAGCTTAAATCTATAGATGACTATAATAGTATGAGCAAATTTTATTCAACTGTAAAAAGTGAGCAATTATCAAATCCTAAACTGAAGGTTGTAAAATTAAAGCAATTTTTAGGAGCTGATATATACGACATTGTATTTGATGATATAGATGAAAAGAAAGTGTGGGTTGATATTCTTGTGCAAACTCGTAAAGCTATAGAATCATACGATAACGGTTATGACTCTAATAGACTTAAAGCATCTATAAATGCTTTAACTGAGAATGGTAAAAAATTAAAAGATATCTTTGATAAAATAGATATGACAAATCAAAGTGATGAGATTAAGAAACACCAAGCCTTTATAAAGAAAGTGCAAGAGTTTTCTATAAACTTACTTACTATAGTAAATCAATCAGTAATGTTAGGACCAGCATCTATTAATAATACACAGAATAAAGTGTACGAAGAATTAATGTATGATTTGGGAATTATCATTTATAATATAGTATCTCTAGTGGCGTTTACTGCATTTATGAATGATAAAACATCAGAAGATACACTTACAGGAACAGTCATGGAATTTTAAATATATCCTCTCCGTTTGGAGAGGATATAAATTTTACATATAATTTTCCATTTCTTTTAAAGTATACTCAGTCGCAGCAAGTATCGCAACTTCTTCTACTATAACTTTATGAATTGGGTTTACTTCATTCTTCAAGAAATATGACATAATATTGACAGATTGAGCCGCACACGATACCATGTTTATAGCAACTGTAGATACTTCCTTCACATTAGTTAAGTTTATTTTAGATGAATCTTTAGTTGTTATATTACCAATTCCACTATCACCTATAGATTTTTGAACATGTTTTCCTAAATCATCAAGTTTATTTAATACAGTTTTTAATTTACCCATATCTGGACGATTATCACCGAAAACATTTATGAAGTTTTTAATACATGCGTATTCTATAGCCTTTGTACCATCTTCTCCATATTCAGAACCGATTAAAGCTCCGTCGTCACCGAATTGTAAAGATTTTACAATTAATTTAGCTTCCTTTATACTATTAGTTTCTTTAACCGATTTTGTTATATCAGATAATATAGACGCTATCTCTATATAATCTTTAGGGTCTTTTGGTTTCTCTCTATTAGGAATAGACCTTAGTATAGGTTTGAAGTAAGCATTTAGTTTTTGTTTACCATCATACTCTTTAAGCTCACTCATAATTGATTCGATACTTCTTATAGTATCTGCTGGTATATCATTTTTTATTTCATTTATAACATCTTCAAAGTAATTCTTTTGGATACGAACTTCAGATGTAGTATAAGCATTTACTAAGGAATTTAAAATTCCAATCTGAGCTACATAAGAAGCAGCAACAATACCATCATAATGTCTTATACAATCTACTAAGAATGTAGAAAGTGATATTCCCATCTTATTAAGTTTAGTTCTAGCATCAAATATAGTTTTATCAAAGATATAATATGGATTTCTATTAAGTACATTAGTATAACTACTTCCATCTAATCTTAAATTTATATCCATAAGTCTATTCAATTTAGCAACTATAGCTTCAGGTTTTACGTATCCCGGAATAATAAGTGCTGATGTATTTGCATCATCAGCTTCCACTCTTATATCATTTAAAACTTTATTTATTATTTTTTCTAAAGCTTTTGCTGAGTGTCCACCTTTCTCTGCGATTTCTTTTAATTTAGCTGAATCTATTCCTGCAGCTTCTAATACCTTTGCAACTTTAGTGTCATCATTTAAAAGCTTTAAAATATCATCTTTTATTCCTGTATTAACAGCTGGTATTCCAGAAGATGAGCTTACAGAACCCGAATAAGAAGCTCCTCCGCCTCCACCACCAGAATACGAAGTAGAACCACCTTTAAATTTCTTTATTATAAATCTACCTATTAATGCTACTATTACCGCTATTAATATTCCTTTAAATCCTAGAAATATCTTTATCATTAAAGCTACAGCCGATTTAATAAATGATAATATTCCTACAAGTATTCCTCCAGCAGCTTCTGCGTATAGATTCATTCTACTCATTATTTCTTCTTTTTCAAGAAGAATTGGTATTTCTCTTAATGCTATTTGTCCTTCTATAAAATCCATATCTTGCTCATCAAATCTAAATCCTTCAGAATATAAATTTATATCATTTGAAAAATTAGATTGCGAATCTAAATATGTATCCATAAAACTTGCCATATTTATTTACCTCCTAATTGTTAATTTTTACTCTAAAATGGTGTTTTTGATTAGTTTAAGAGGAGTTTAAAACAATACTCCCGAAGGAGTATTGTTTTATTTTTATTCTGGATCATTTGTTGTTTTTTGGTTAGATGATTTCTTAAGTTCATCTAATTTAGTACAGATAGGTTTTACAACAGCGATAAATTTATCAAGTTGTACTTTACCTGTATTGTATGCTGTGATAACAGCAGTAGATATGTTAGCTACTACTTCAGAGAATTGAGAAGAAGCACCAACCATTGCTGAAGCGAAGTTGTCATTCTTTTCAGTATTTTCAGATGACATTCCTTGCATAGATTTTGCAGTATTTTCAGCTTCATTCAATAAAGATTTAAGTTCATCCAATTTATCTTTATATTGTCCGACACCATCATCTAAAGCTTTTGAAATTCTGTCAAATTTTAATTCTTTAGTAGCTTCTTGTAACTCTGTAACTAAAGTTCCGATTTCGCCACCAGTGTACTTTTTGTCGTCACCTTCCCACAATTTAGCAACAGCTTCAGCAGGTTTTATATTAGAAGTTTTAGTTAAGTCGATTCCACCAGTTTCTTGCCCTTTTAATACAGAAGCATACAAACTTCTAGTATAAGCATCAACATTACTAAATCCAGCACTTCTTAAGTTTTTAAGTCCAGTTAAAGCACCTTCAAAAGTTTCTTTAGATACATCTTTATCTTTAGACTTTTTAACAGCTTCTTTCATTGCACTTAAAATTGCATCTATAGATGTAGTATTATCTCCATCGATAAATTTATGTCCTAATAATGTACCAGTACCTAATGTACCTAAAATAAAAGCACCTATAGCTTTATACTTAATTTTCTTAGCAGTAATAGAAGCTCCTTCAGTATAGTTTCTTCCTCCAGCAGTTTTTAATACATCTTCAATATAGATTAAATCTTGTCTGTATTGTTTATTGCTTCTGAATCTTCCAAGTAATTTGATAACGAACTCTTTTGCTTTTTCATAAAGTTTAATAAGTCCATTAACTATTTTCTTGAAGAATCCACCTTCAGCTTCTGCATAGAAGAAAGCTCCCATGAAAGATAATCCTTGTTTTTCCATTAATTCACCAGTAGCTTCAGCATATAAATATCCATCTCTTTCCATTCCTATAGCAGCTTCGGCATATTGCATATAAGATTCCATTACTTCGGCTTCCGATGCTTCTCCAACAGCAGTGCTTCCGTAATAAGTTGTAGCTTTCATAGCATTTTGTGCTTCACCGTATAGTGTTGCAAATATATTTGCCATATTTATTTACCTCCTAATTTATTTTTATTTTTATTAATTTTTAACTACCACTATGTTATTTTTACACGAAATAGCACATAAATAGTATATTTTGATGTTCATATGAAAACAGTCACAAACACTTTAAATAGTTAAATTACTTAAAATAAGGAGGAGAATAATTATGTCCGATGTAAAAAGAATGGTTTTTCTACCACTTGATAAAAAGCATCAAAATTATGATGAATCTAATATAGTGGTAGGGGAACTTGTCATAGATAGTGAAACTGGATATGCTTGGCTTAAAGTTAAGTCAGGAGAGCTTATTCCACTTCGTGGTGCAGGATATATAGACTTAATTAATTATATAAATTCTACAACGGCAATAGGAACTGAACCTAAGGCTATTCACTCATTCTTAATAGATACAGCTAAGAAGATACCTAGTAAGAATATACCGACTGGACTATTCAAAGTTAGAGTTCCTATAGAAGGTACAAATGATACAGAGTTTAAAGAGATAGGTATAGTTACAGATGGTGCTAACTGTGTTATTTATACAGGAGAAACTACACCTGATGGTAAACCTGTTACAACTACTGTGACAGATGTGTACTTAGATTATAAGGCTTTTAAAACAGCTACAGAAGCTAAACTTTTAAATCATGATACAAGAATAGAATCTGTAGAAACTGAGATAAATCAAAGAGCTAAGGATACAAGAATATACTATGATAAGTTTACTTCAAATGAAGCAGCTGATTTAGTATATTGTATAAACCCTGATACTAAGCCTACTAAACCGACTGAACCTACAAACTACTTATTTGAAACTACTATGGTTTTAGGTATGGATAATGGTGAGTCAGTAAATAGACATACACTTGGATATCACATGGATTACAAGAATCATAGAATAGATAAGGATAATGCTTATGTAAGAGATATAGGTAATAAGGTAGACTTATCAGTTCTTTTCTATTATAAAGATGAAAAGGTATGGGTAAGACCTACACAAATAGATGGAGAGTTTATACTTCGTGATAAGTCCCCTAATGGAGGTTCATTTATACCATATACTGGAGAAGTAACAAAAACAAGTTTTGCCGCTTCAGGTTTAACACCGGGAGATTTAATAGTTCCACTTAATGCTTCTAATAATGAAGAGTCTGTATCATTTACATTTCATCAACCGGGACATGGTTTACCACCAATGTCAGCTTGTTATTTTGATAAGACAGACAATAAGTGGAAACTTGCAACTTTAGAAAACCGTGCTAAATCTATAGTAGTTCCTATAGATGAGAACTGGCTTACAATATATTCAGCTGGACATATTAAGGTTCCAGAAAACGCAAAGGCTAATCTTCGTGATGAGAACTTTGTATCAAATGAAATGTACTATCTGAATCAAACCGTAGATGGTGGATTCCAACTTACTTATCCTGAGTTCATATATCAAGAATTAGGATATGCTTATTCAAAATATGGAGTTATGTGGTTTGCAATCCATATAGATACTCCGGTTGAGCTTATGCCTTATACTGTAAAAGGACTTGCTTCTAAAGCTGACTTATCTAATAGACAACTTGTAGTTCAACTTGCAACTCCTGATATAGCTAAACTTGATGAACCGTTAGGTACAGTTATGACTGTTGCTGATGATAGTGGAGAAGAGACATGGCATATAAGAAAGATACAAGCTACAAGAAAAGATGGAGACAGTATACAAATAGCTAATGGTTTATGGGCTAATATTATAGAAGTATCTGGAAAGATTAAAGAAGAAGATATGGCTGGTAAACTGGATAAAGGTGCTAACTTTGGTAAGTATGCTGCTGAATATCCTGACGCTGTTGCTATTATTGAAAAGGTATTAAATGGTATAAGATATAAAGATGGGGATAGATTACAAACTTGGCAAGAGCTTATGCAAGACTTGGAGTTATATGTAAAGAAAGTACAAATAACTCAAAGCATGACTGAAAATAATGTAGAGAAGATTCCTTCTGCAAATATATTCAGCCAACTTGTAAAACTTGTACAAGATATAAGAACTGGACATGTGGGTTCTATAGTTCCTCAAGAGAATACAGCTGTACATATTCAATCAGGAATATTACAAAGAACTGCTATAACTATTCAATCTAATATTGATGTATTATATAATCCTGTCTTATTTATAGATGGACAGCAATATGACAGAGCCTACTGGACATTTAATCCAAGTACAGGTATCATAACTTTAAATGAGCCTTATGATATGTATACAGATGCTAGATGGACAGTAGTTGATATATTCCCTACAGATATAAGATTTATAGCTGATACACCAGCTACAATTCAAGCGGCTCCATATTCCGGGTCTCTAAAGAATTATGATGTTATAAAATGTCTTGGAGAAAATAGTAAATATGACGGTGGAATGCAACTTCGTATGGTACTACCAGAATCTGATATTACAAACACATCATCTCCTTGGTATTTCTTAGCAGGACAACCTAGAATAAAGCTAAGAGATAAGTGGCTTGTAGAGTTACCTAAAACCAATATGAAACGTGAGCTTGACTTAAAGATGAGTAGAGATACTTTCTTAACTTATATTAAGAAGAACTCTGTATATACTCTTGAAGATATAGCTACAGATAAAATAGAAAATATAGGTTATGTGAAAGGTAACTTTAAGCATAAATCAGAAAATGTGCTTACATTAAGATTTAACTTAAAGGTTACAAAAGACTTACTTGTTGTACCAGATGTGTATATGGAAGGTCAAATGGATTATCTAAGATTTATAACTAAACTACCTGATGGTATAAACAAATCTGATTTGATATTTGAACACGCTGAAGTATCTGTATATGATGCTAAAAGAGAACCTGACTTTGTTGATATGGACGAATATAGATTTATGGACAATTCTCAACAGGCACAACAAAGAAAGACAAGAGTTAAGAAATTCGGATTCCCAGTTATATACCAATATGTATCAGAAGTTAGACCACTTACAAAATATGATGGTATAAATAACCGTGCTACGCCTACTGGAAATAAGAACAGAGATGGGTCACTTGAATACTTAGATGACTTATCTATAAATTATGATAGTTACATGGAAGGTCTTCGTAAAGATAAAAATTCAGATGTTATTGGTATGGGTAGATTTGGTACTAACCCACTTGAATCTAAGTTCCCACAACATAACGCCTGTATCTTATTGATACAAAGATATTTTCAAGGTCTTGCTATAGGTTTTGATAAGCATATAGGTGATGACTACTGGCTTAATATAACTATTAGAATACCGATGAGATAGGAGGATTAAATGAAATATACACCAGAGAAAACGCATATATATTCGCAAGATGGTAACTATATAGCTACACAACCATATAGATTATCAGACTTTAATACAAATCCTCAACAGTTCTTCGACGCTTGGGATAATTCTATGATAGCTACAGATACTTGGTATGATTATCCTTGTCTTGATGGAACTAGAAGAGGAATAAGAGAAATGACAGCTGAAGAGAAACTAACTTCGGGACAAGTCAACTTACAAGATGGACAAATGCTTGACCCTATGACAAATAAGATAGTATCTATTCCTATTCCAAATTGGCTTTTAAAACCTAGATGGAATGATACAAAAAATGAATGGTATGAAGGTTCGACTTATGATGAGTTACACGAATACCTAGTTCAAATGTCTTATAAATGGAGAGACGAAAGATTTGATGTAGGTTTTGATTGGACGGATAGAAAAGGTAAGAGTCATCATCAAAGAGTAAGAGAAAACGATAGAGCAAGATTTCTTGAAACTAAGACTGTACTTGATATTACAAAAGATATTGACCCAAGACAAACTATTGAATGGCAATTCTCAGATACAGATAAGGCTGAGTTAAACTATGATGATGTAAAGCAACTTATTATATTTGGAGGTATGCTAGTTCAAGTTGGATATAGAGTTAATGCTGCTTGGAGAGATATTCCTAAGGAAAATATAGACCTTAGAATACATACAAAAGAAAACTTCTTTAAAGCTATAGATGATGGATTTACTAAGGTTATACAGGCTCTTATGTCTAAGATAACTCCACCAAAACCAGCAAGTCCAGTTTCAGAAACTACTGAAGAATAAAAAAAAAATAAACAAGAAGAATAGAACTTTATATATTTGAGATAAACATAAATATTTAGTTGAGAACTAATGCGACACGCACTAAGTTCTATTCTTCTTGTCACTATTATAATATATAGTGATAAAAATAAATGATGTAAATGTGGTGGCTATAAGCCACCACTATAAATTATATTTGTAAAGTTCCATAGGTTTTGACATATCTCCTACATCTTTCGATAGTTTGTTTCTAACTACAGCTACATCTTTAACTCTATATCTTATAGGCTCTATAAAAGACTTAATCTTTCTATCGTCTACATCATAATCGGCTACATATACGAAATGCTTATCAGGATAGTATTTAGTTAAGTCTCTTATAAGTCCACTCTGTCCAGATACTGGAGATGCACACCATATACCATTACACTCAGGCATTATATATTCCATAGTATTTATTATATCAAATACTCCTTCTGCTATACAGATATAAGTATTATCATCTTCGTACTTATTATCTTTTTCTACAGTATATGGTTTATGTGTAACAAACCTAGCTACATTAGAAGTCTCTAAAAATGATACTTTGATATGTCTTTTATTCTTATCTATATTATCTTCTATATTACGAAGAAGTATATTAGTTCCAGTAGGATTTAGAAATCCAATATAGTTGTATTCCTTTATATACTCTGTAAGTCTTTTAATACTCTCTTTAGAGATACTATCTTTATTAAGTTCTATAAAGGACTTTATGTCTTCTACAACCCTATACTTATTTCTCATATTATCATCTAAATTCTTATTGGTTCTTCTTAAAAAATATTCTTGAACTTTTATATTCTTATCAGTATTTATATCAAGATGTAATTCTTTATTTACTTCTTCGTGTATCATAGCTTCTGTATCAGATTTATTTTTGGATACAAACTCTGATATATCCAAATCGTATATTCCCATATCAACCAAATGCTTTCTTGTGAGTATCCCTGAAGCATGACACTTAAGTTGAAAGCAATGTACTATCATAGCATTATCATGAGGTGATACTCTTATATTACAATGTCTTGTATGTGGATTTGGACTGTCTCCACAAAATGGACAAGAAATGGTGTACCACACACCATTCCCTTGTCTTCTTGCATCAAATCTATTCATAAGTATATCTATAAGCTTTTGCTTTGGATTCATATTAGTCACCTACTATTTTGAAAGCTTCTAATATATCTTCATACTGTATACCTAAAAGCTTATCAAGTTTATTATACCAAGCGTGATTATAACTACGGACATCTAATAAATCTCCAAGGTATTGGTTGGTATCTTTATCGTATGATGGACATATAAACTTTCTGTCTGTATGATTTGCAAACATTACTTCTTTTATGAAATCTACAATATTTGTAGTTATATCTAAACTTTCTACAAACTCAGCAAGTCCATCTATAGCATCAGCAACATCTTCTATGAATTTTCTAGGTATATGGTCACTACAATTAACTTGATAACTTATATAAGATACCTTTTCCTGCACAGTATAGTAGACAAGTATCCAAGCATCATCTTCATCAGTTTTCCCATCATAATAATCAGACAGCTTAAGACTGGTTAATTCTGCTATATCATCTCTATTGAAATAGTGTAGTACCATAGTATACTTAACTTCTTTTCTTTGATTTTTAAGTAAGTCAACCTTTATTCTTTCAACAAAGTCGTCCCACACAATTTCTGCTCCATTTTTTAAGTATTCCATACAGGCTTTCTTTCCTGTCTTTTTCTTTTGTATCACGTTTGTTATATGATATTCTAAGTTCTTAAAATATGGTAAGTCTGCTATAGGAACTCTGTATCTTTCTTTTGCTTGGAATAGCTTATCCTTATAAACAAGAACCTTTCCAGATTCCTTATTAAGAGTTATAACTATAGTAGACTCTATCTTTCTAACCTTTCTATCTGTCTTATTATATATGACAAGTACAGCTATTCTTGATGTAACTTCATCCAGCGGTAAATCTAAATTCTCAAGTCTTTTCTTACCAAAAAGAAGAGGAAGGATTACATCATAAGGTAATCCTCTTCTTCTACAAGCATCTTTAATATTTATTATAGAAAATATATCTCTCATCTTCTACGTTCCTCCTAATTAAAATTTGCGAATACTTCATCTTCATCCCACATATCATCTTCTTGAATAGTATGAAGTTCAAGCTTTGATACTCTAGTTTCCTTATGCTTAAAATAATTTGTAGCTACAGTCAAGAATTCTAAAAGTTCATCTCTTACAACAACTTCAGAACTCTTAACCAATTTATCTATTCTTATTGCATATAGATACTTATTAGAAACGATATGTGTTAGAGCATTTAGTGCTCCGTCTATATTTGCTGATATATAAACTGGTATCTTATCTTCCCCATATTTCTTGAAGTCATCCAAAGTAACTTGTGCATTATTTACAGATGAGTATATCTTACCTAGAAGTCCCATAGCAAGTTTAGGGAAGTCTTCTACTATTAAGTCAAATATATGAAGTATAAGAGTTCTATACTCATTCATTGTGAGAATATTGACAGGTTCTGATATTGCGTATCTTATATTAAGATATAAAGATATCATAAGCTTTCCTAAGTTATGCTTATAGATATTTACAGATTGAGCCATAATAAGAGTATCAGACTTTATAAGAGATAAAGCTTCTTTTACAGCTTCTTCTTTGATATCTACAAGATAGGAATAGTTTTCTTTATTCTCATTTATTCTTGCGTCAAATACATCTTTTTCTGCACCCAAATCAGCACCTTCACTTTTCATAGAATAAGGTGGTTTAAAGTTTCTTATTACATTCACTAGGATATTATTAAGAGTAGATGATAGATACTTTGCTATTTTCATAAAGTAGAACTTTCTATCTTCAGGCTTCATAGTTTCATCATCAGGGTCAAAGTCATCTTTCTCTTCATTCTTCTTTTCCCCAGTTTCTGTATAGTTTACTACATCTTGTGGAAGTGATGGTACGATTCTATGTATACCATTGAACATCTCATACACTACCTTTTGATACAGGCTATACTTATTAACTCCTACAACTGAGAACTTCTCAATTATAGTTTTATCTGTATTTAGCTTATTATCAATATATGGTGCAAGATATTGATATATGAATCTATCTTTAAACTTTCTATCTAAAGACCCTATGTATTCGGAATAATGCTTTCTTACAGTATTTTGATATATTACATCAATAAGTCCTTCATCATCTTCGATATTCGTTCTACCAAATAAAGCATCTGAAACTTGAGACACGTAATCTCCATTATCCATTACAGTTAGATAACTTATGTAGAATATTCTTGAGAATGTAAATAGAACTGAGAATGTATAGATATCAAATGATGTAAGTCTTGCATCTTGTATATCTCCATCTTGAATATTATCCACCGCAATATTGTAAGTATATCTATCTACAATATCTAATATTCTTTCATCTTTTGCAAAGGCATTTAAAGTTTCAGTAAAGTAATGCTTCTTTGCAGCAACAGCATTCCATTCTTCTCCTTCAGGAGTTCTTTGGAATTCTATTATAAACGATACTTTCTTTTGTATTGTATTGTGTTGTAAGCTAGTTACAAGTGTAAATAGCTTTGATATAAGATACATGTAATCTGTATCATTTGGGTCTTCATACATTGGTGGATTCTGTTTAACCCAAGTTATCATTCTATTTATAGCATTTACAATAGACACGGCGGTAGCCATTGTCATACCACCGCTTGTCTTTGCTCTTTTAAAATTTAAACTATTATTTCCTATGTGGAAAATTATATTCTTATCCTTTTCAATAAACTTTGCGTAAACCATTTGTTTTCCTCCCTTTTATTTATTGTCACTTATATTATATATAATTAAGATACGGTATTACTTTTAAATCTCCAACTGGTGTCATCTCCAAAACTCCTATAGTATCGGCTTCCGTTGATGAGAAATACTCATTATGAGATATAGCAAATACTTGTAAATCTTTAACTGAAGCGAAATTAACTATTATATCCAAAAACTTTCTCTTATTCTCTTTGGATAGTGTAGCATCCATTTCATCAAGTATAAAGACATTATAATTTGGTATCATTACACTATTTAAAGCAAGAGTTGTAGCAAGAGCCATAATGGCTTTTTCTCCATCACTCATCTTTGATATATCTTCAGATACAAAATTATCCTTTTGTACTCTTATTATAAAGTCCTTTGCAGTTATTTCAAAATCATGAACTCTATAAGGAATGTCAGTAAGTTCTAAAAATGAATTAGTAATCTCTTTAAGATTTAGTATTATCCTTCTCATAACTTTAACTGGTAAGTGCTTTATAAGAGTTTCTCTTACTTTTTCGGTATCGGCTTCATCAATAGTAGCTTTTTTAAGTTCTTCTTCAATATACTCATGAAGATTTATATTAAAATCCACTTTCTTTAAATCTTCATTTAATAAGTCTATTTTGCTATCAGTATCACGAAGCTTCATTTCAAGTTCAAACATTTCTTGCTTCTTTTCTTTCTCTTTAGCAATAAGTTCACGAAGATATAAAGTCTCTTGAAGAATATTATCTTTTGCTTTCACAAGGTCTGCATTTATCATTCCAAAAAATAAAGACTTTCTTACATCTTCAGATACCTTTGGTATAGTATCTTTAATAGATTGAGACTTAGATATAAGCTCATTATACTCTTTCTCCCATTTATCAATAGATACCTTTATTCTTTGGAAGTCTGTATTTGTAGCTTCTTTATACCTATCAGATATAGATTTATAAGATAAGTATACTCTAGTATTATAGATTATATCTTCAGCTATATCATCTTGGTCTTTTCTTAAATCAATACCTACAAGTACATCACCATAATCTCTTGCTGTCTTCTTAAGAAGAGCTACTGTCTTTAAAGCTTCATTATAGATATTTGAGACTTGAAGTTTATCTTGAGCTTTCTTAAGCTCCTCTTTAGTATCTATAAGCTTTTTAGATATACTCTCATACCTATCAACTCTATCTCTCATCTTTACAAACTCTTGTCTCAATTTACAAGTACTATCTTGACAATTATCAGGTGGTTCTATAAGTAAGTCTTGAGAAACATAGTTTTCTTCCTTTTCTACTTCAAGCATATTGACACTATATAATAACTTATTATTTAAAGCGATTATACTATCCATATCAAGCTTCTTCTCATTATAGACATCTTCTATACTTATAATATGAGAAACTTCATCTAAGCTATTCTTATACTCTTTAATCGTATTATAAGAATAGACGAATCTATCTAAATCAACTTGAGATTTAAGATACTTTTTATCATTTGTAAACTTTAGAAATTCATGATTATCAATCATAGATTTCAAATCACTTGTGTCTATATCTTGAGCATTTTCATATTGTATAAGTTGTACTCTAGCTTCTGATATATTTTTAAGAGTTGCTGACATAGTTCCCTCAAGAAGAGTAAGTTCTCTTTCTTTTGCTGATACATTTGCTTCTAATGAACCTAATATCTTATACTCATTTATTGCTGATATGACATCACAAACGATACCAAAATCTCTATCTAGTTTCTCAAGCTTATTTATAGTATCTTCTAATTCTTCATCTGACATACAGATATTTTCAGCTTTAACCTTATTCTTAAGATTTGTAAGCTCATCTATTTGATTTTTAATATTTCTTCTATCCATGTGCAAACTATCAATACTAGGTAAGTTTGCAAGTTCTTTCTCTTTTGCTTCTCTTGTCTTTTTAGCATGAATATACTTTTCTGATATTATCTTTACTAAGTCCTTAGTGTCTCCAATGGGTGATATAGATTGCATATAATCTCTTCTCGCACCAGATTTCATATTTACTATACCTTTTTCTTCAGAGTTTAAATATGTAAGCTTTGCAAGTTTAGTATCAAGTCCTATCATTTGCTTTATTCTATTTCTAACCTCAGTTACAGAAGATGAAGCAACAAGCTGAACTTGCTTACCGTTTTCTATCTTTGCAAGGTCAGCAACGCAAGTATGCGATTCTCCTTGAGGTCTATAGATATAATGCACTTTATAATCTTCATTATTAAAAGTAAAATATACTATCTTCTCTCCAGTTTCACCCTGAAGAATATCATATCCATCTCCAAGAGATGGAAGTAAATTAAGTTCAGATGCAAGAGTTGATTTACCAGTACCATTATCTCCCACTATCATTATAGTAGAATACTCTTGTGGGAACTCTATATCTATATCAGTTCTTTTAGTTCCCTTTATAAATCTATTAAAATTTGAAAGTATTATCCTTTTAATCTTTACCATAAATTTTCTCCTTCGTAAAAACAAACTCTAATTGAGAGTTTTACAAAAAATAAGAAAATGTGGGGAGTAAACCCCACATCTATCTTAATATCTTAATTCTTCTAACTTGTAAGCTCTATCTTCTACTATATGAGCTTTATAATGTTCAAGTCTGTCTATTTCAGCATCTATATCTTTAGATAGCTTATTTGCATCCTTTAATTGATATTCATTCATATATTGTAAATGATTGAATATTTGAACTTTAATTGTTCTTAAATCGTTTATAACACTGTCACAGCTTTCCTTTGTAAAAAGTTTAAGCTTTCTTACATTACAGACACCATCAAGCACTCTGTCAAGTAAAAGTTGAGGATTTTTCTTTTCAGCTTCTGCTCCTCTTTTAAGACCCCATTCTCCCCATACAGTTCCTAGACACCATCCTAAGAATATCACAAGTAATACAATTATTATAACTCCACCATACATAAAAATCACTCCTTTTCAATATTTAATATATTATTTATCTATCTTTTCTAGTAACTTATCTATCTTCTTTACTAAGATACTTCTATCATACTTGCTTACATATTCTGAAGCAAAACCATTGTTAGTAAGCCAATCTTTATAATACTTCAAAGAATTAATAGTTTGCTCTTTCATTATGGTGCAACTACTAGAGTGCATGACTCTTTCTATTTTTGCTATATTCTCTTCTATGACTTCCATCTTGGTTAAAGCATAGTGCTTATTTATCTCGTCCATTCCATCAATTATCTTTCTTTCAGGCTTTACAATATCTTTATTGATGTCTTTATTTGCACGAGTTATAATCTTATAAGTTGAGTGCACAACATACCCAAGTCCTATACCAAATATTATACCTTTTATAAATGATAGTACAATCTCAAGCATATTACACCTCCAACTCATAATACTTAGAAGCTACCTTTATAAGAGTTTTGATTTCTCCTAGTTTTGCGACAGCTATAGCATCACTTGGGTCTCTATCCAAATCAGCTTCAAGTCTATTTTTGATATGAACTAATTTTTCTATTTCATCAAACATTGCTATCTTCACATCATCTATAGCTTTACAGATTCTAGTTCTTGAAGCATCAACTGCATCTCCTTTAGCTAGTTCTTCTGGAGTAGCTATAGACATAACATCTACAACTTCCTTTTCTTCTTTGCTTTCTTCTTTGATATTATCAGCAATTTCTTTAAATTCAAGCTCAGCTTTCTTTATTGAGTCATCAACTCTTTTACTAGCTAGATTTGCTTTATATAAAGCCATTGAAGCTATAAGTGTTGCTACTGCTGATAGACTTGTAAATAATACATATTTATCTCCCATTTTTTCCCTCCATATCTTTCTTAATCGATTCTATAAATTCTTCTTTTTCTTTATCAGGCATACTCATAAATGTATACAGTGCTAGAGACTCTTCTAGGCTTTGTATCTCATTTTGCATAGATACTAACTTTTCCATCTTATATTCTCTAAGGAATTTTATAAGTTTTTCTATTTGAAAGTAAAGTAATAAGTTTGCTCCAGTTACTATAAAACCTATTATAGCCAGTATTATCATTAATTTGACTTCCATAGCTCCTCCTAAAAGTTATAATCCTTTCCATACTTATAATCCATAAGTGCTGAATTATATTCATCAATAGGAACTGAGATTTCCTCAGTCCTATCTTCACTAGGAATAATCATAAACTTATTATCATTATCAAGCTTTACTTCCTTTGCTTCTATTGCTCTTATTATAAGTTCCTTTCTAGTCATTTCTACCACCAGCCAATTTTTGTTCAAGAAGTTTTATAGTTGCATCTCTACTTTCTATGTCTGTCATAAGCTTAGTAATATAGTTTTCTTTAGCAATTATGACATTTCTTAAATCTTCAATTCTACTATCTACTTCTGTATCCTCATCGTCTTCTACTTCTTCTGAATAAGGAGAGTAGAAAATAAATCTCAAAGTTCCATCAGCTTCCGCTACAATTTCCTTTACATCAGCAAGTATTTTGTCCATTACTCTTTCATCTAATTCCATCTTTATTCCTCCTTGTGTGATAAGTGTATATCAGGTATTGAAAATGCAAGTCCACCGGCAAGTCCCACGTTTTCTGAAGTTGAAGTTCCTATTGGGTCTATAATACCTAATTGTGCTATTGTGAAAGTTCTATCTCTTTCTAACTCTTCACTATCTTCTATATTAGATACATAACCAAAGAAGTTATAGATATCAACTTCATTTGCAGACTTTGTAATACTATATTGATTATTATTCTTAATAATAGTACATACAGTTCTTGGGTCTACATTTACTTTAGAACGATAATCCTCTAAGTTCTGCTTCTTTGCTCTTCTTCCTGTAATCTTAAGACCTTTCTTAATCTCATTTCTAAGCTTACTTCTTAGAGATGTATGAAGTGATATAGTTTCTTCATTCTTACCATCAGATGTTTGTGCTATTATATATGAATACATAGCGTCTCTTACATCTCTTCCTGATATTGTATCTCTTATATTTTCAACATCAGGGTCTTCTCTATCTAAGAATTGTAAGTCTTCTATTGTATTCTTGATAAGAGTTCTGTAGTAATCTTTTACTTCATCATCATCATCTTCAATAGGAGACAATATATTTTCTATTTGAGCTTCGGTTAAACTCTCATCTTTTTCTAAGAATAGAAGTGAGTTGTATACTTTACCAAATGCTGATATTACAAATATAGTCTTCTTTGTATTTTTGCTATCATCAAAGTACATATATGAAACATAGCTTGGATGTTGATATTTTAATTTTCCTTCTTTAGTTAGAGTTATATCATTTTGTATATGGAACTTATTGAAGTAATGGTTTCCATTAAGTCTTATTACATTATTAACAAGTCTTGGAATGTACAAATTAACTCTTATAAGAAGAGATTGCAAAGATATATCTACATCTTTATTTGGTGATACTATATCAAGTGGATATGTTAATATCTCAGCTCTTAACTTCTCGTCAAACCAATCAAGCTTTGGAAGAGTTGATATTTCTCTTCTTGTATTTGCTTTACCATATCCAACTGTATGCTTCGATATCTTATCTTCTGATAATACAAAGTAACATTCCATACAAGATATTACATCGTCTGACATATCTATATAAATATCATCTTTATTCTTAGTCTTGTGCATATAGTCGATATTTGTCATCTTAAAGTCTTCTTCAAGATTAACAGGTATCATTCTGTAACCATAAAGTCTAACTCCAGTTACAGTCTTTAGAATATCAACTACAATATTTTTAAGCTCTCTTCTATTACTATCTATTACCATTTCATTTATTGAGTTAATTGATAGTCTTTCCCTTATTCTATTTCTCAGCTTCATATTTTCCCCTTTCAAAAAAGAAAGGTGGGAAGTCCCACCATTCTTCTATAATTGTGAAGTTCTTTCAATATCTGATTTAAACGCGATATTGATTGCGTTATCAGTTGAATACTTGAAGATTAATATGTCATCTCCATCTTCATCTTTAATCATCATTGCAGTTATTCTCAATGGTCCTATATCGTCATTCACTGCAGTTGGGTCAGTGAAGTATCTATATGTAAGTCCTTCACTTCTTAAGAATGACAAGTCGTAGTTTTGCTGCATAGCTTGTCCTACTACACTATATAAAGCATTTTCAATATTTACTAAATCTTGCACAAAGTTCTCAATATGAGTTTCTACATCACCTTGTAAATGAACCACGATATTTTCAAGAGTTGGTGGTAAGTTTTCATTACCTACAACATCATATCTCTTGATAACTGGTATTCCATTAATATTCTTAAATTCCAACTCAATGTCAGTCTCTAATTCAGGATAGCTTCTTTTAATGATAGCTTTTCCTTGCATTAGAGCTACCAATAAGTATATTAGTTCATTATTGTTATTCCAAACTAATATGTCTCTTAATCCATCTGCCACGTATTTTTCCATTTCTTTCTTTAGGTTATTCATAATTTATTCCTCCTTAAATATTATTGTCTATTCTAAAGTTTTACAGATTCTCTGAATTTATCTAAGATGAACTGAACATCTTTTGTGTCGTAATTCCCTGATTTAAAAGCTGATACAAGTTCATCAAATCCATAGACACCTTCAGATACTTCTATTCCATTCACAAGCATATTGTATTCTTCTTCTGTCATATCCGTCATTTCGTAAATTGCCTTATTCTTTTCAGTTAAGACAGGCAGATTAAATTTAATGCTATGTCTAATTTCTTCAGATACAACGACATCAAATCTAATCTTTAAGATGTCTGCTAGTTTTTCCAGTTGTTTAGCCGTAACGTTGTTTGCTTCTATTGCGTTACAGATAGTTTTAGCTTGTGTTACAAGCTCATGCGGGATAGCAAACTCTCTAGCACCTATGAACTCTTTTACATATTGAGTTGAGAAGTTAGATGTTTCAGATGGGCTAAATTCGTATGTGAATTTTACAAGGTCTGTAACTCCACCTGATATATCATTTCTGTATCCAGTTAAGTTTGTTATTAAAGGTATAGCCTTTTGATTTTCTTCAGTTTCTTCTACAGGAACGAAGAAGTGTACAATTATATGCTTTGCAAGTTGTGCTCTTCTTAAGTATAATTGAGACATATCAATTAAACCAAAGCTTGTTACATCTGTTGCAAACTTAAGTCCAGTACCCGGTGTGAAGAATACTCCATCAAACTTTAGATATTTATAGATATCAAAGTTCACAGTTACTGATTCTCCGTAGCTGTAGTGATTTAATACAACTGGTTGTAATTCATCTACTGGTACATAATCTGCATACTTTTGTGAATACGCAAGGTATTTCTTATGCTTTGTATCATACACAACTTCTAAGTCATAAGTAGGTAATACAAAGTCTTTGTATTTAACCCACCCAAATAAGTAGTTTCTAGGATTTACTTTCTTAGTAATATATCCATATAACTCAGGTGAATTAAGCATTGCATTTCTTACTGTATCTTCATCATTCAAATGAACACCATCAAAAGTTACAGTAATCATCTTATCAGTTTCTTGATAAGAAGCTAAGTCTTGCTTATTAACTTTGATATCACGTCTTGCCTTTTGTTCCGCAGCTGAAATAGGTTTTAAAACTACTTCTTCAACTTCTTTTTCATACTCTTTCTTCTTAGCTTCTTCAGCTTCCTTTACATCTCTCATTGCCGCTTTTGCTGCTGTTCCAGTTCCTTGTGTTAGAACTTCACTTTTCTTAACTTTTAATTTCATAATTTTTTCCTCCTTAAATTTTTAATATTGATTTTGCTTTGCTACACATATATAATATATACTCAAAATATCATTACTTGTCTTCTATGTAATTTGGATTGACAAGTTCTACCCCCATTGCCATCAGAAGTGCGTTTGCATTTTGAATACTTTCTTGCTCAGTAATACTATTTATGTATTTCAAATCATCGGGGTGTAATGTATTTGCTTGTACATCAGCAACAAGTGACGATTTTCTAACTGGAGTATTTCTTATTCTTCCTTCTTGTGTACGAAGAACAAGTCCTCTTGTATCATAAGAACCTTTTGCTCTTAAAGACAGTTGAGTTCCAGCTACTTGCTTAAGTGGAGTTATAAATAACTTAGACACGAATACATCTCCTAAGTATCTTTCTCCATGTGCTGTAGACATATAAACAGCAGTTCTTTTAACTGGTATTCCAACTGAGTTTAAATAATTTCTTGCTTCATAGCAAGTCTTTATTGTAGTCCCGCTATGGTAAGTCGATTGATACCAATATATAGTAGGGTCTTTCTTGAAGTCTTCCCAACCACTATCAGTTTCAAATTCATCTTTATATGCTTCATATAAACTCTTATCCATAATAGATAGAACTTTAAGTATTATTTCCTTTAACTCTTCTTCAGGCTTAAGCTTAAGCTCTACAGCTCTTTTAAGTATCATAGATAAGTAAGTTTGATACATCTCCATAGGAACTTCCATAATAGCACGATTAAATAATGCAAGACAGTTTCCTAAATATTCAATATTACCAAATTCCTTTGTATAATATTTACCTGTCTTAAATGTATCAGATACTGTAAACTTATTACCACATCTACCTGTAATCTTTTGTCCCTCTACTGGAACTTCTCTATTTACAGTTATTATCTTTAAAACTACAGCTTTCTTTGATAGTATCTTTTTGTACTTAAAACCACCTTGTTTATCATAGATAGTTTTGTATAAATTGAATCTGTCAATATAGTCATAGCTAAAAGTTGCATCCTCATCATTTTCGTAGTAGTATCTTAAAGCTTCTAAGACTTCTTGTTCGTATTCTCTTGTAGCTCTTATAAGTGCGGCAAGATAAGTATTTTGACAAGTTTCTCCCATCTTTTGACGACAGATAATATCTACAACTTCTCCTTTTGCAAATATCTTTCTATCTGTCTTATTAACAGACTTAGTCCCATAATTCATTTTAATTCTTTGATACTCTCCTCTTTGCTTTGAGATTGCAAGAAGTATCTCATCTTCTATTGCGTCCCCTACTGATGGAAATGGTTTATATACAGTTGCATCTCCATATACATTCTTTAAGATGTCATTATCAACATCTATAATTTCTTCATGTTCGGCATAAGCCCAACCTGCAAACTTTTGAGCAAGAGACTCAGATATAAGTCCAGCGTCTTCAACTGACTTTACATCTATTGAAAGTACAGACAGTGCATTTACTCCCCATTTGTATTCCATATCATCTCCATAAGAGTTTGTCCTAACCATAGTCTCACCCTTAGGTATTATGTCTCCCTCTTTGTAGTTTTCTAAATCATCTACCATTTTAACACCATATCCAGCACCAGTTTCTTCATACTGATGATATTCTACAAAGTGATACATTTCTTTTACCGGGTCGTACAAAATATGAGAAGTTACACCACAATATACTCCACCAATATACTTCTTAATAGATTTACAAAGTACATAATCATTATCAGCAAATCTATTCTTAGTAGACTTAAGTATATCATAAGAATACAAAGTATCTACTATTGGTACTTCTCCAGACTCACAAGGACGATATTGTGTAGAAGCATTTGAAAACATATTACCTCTATTTTTAGATACCATTCCTTCGTGTGGTATAAGATTCCCTTTACCATTGAATCTGTCTATCATTGTACCCCACTCTTTTACTTCTCTATAAGATTTTGTCTTTAATTCTTTCATATTGCCAACTCCTTTCCTTTTATTCTATATTAATAATATATAGATACAAAAAATAAAAA